AATGTACGAGTATCGTTGTAACATTGTTAGAGTAGTAGATGGAGATACAGTAGATGTGGATATCGACTTGGGCTTCGGTATATGGATCCGCAATGAGCGCGTTCGTCTCTATGGTATCGACACACCGGAAAGTAGAACCCGTAATAAAGTCGAAAAGAAATACGGATTGTACGCAAAGGAATTCCTCAAATCTATTCTTGGAAAACAATCCGTGCTACGAACTAAAAAAGACGAAGCAGGGAAATACGGTAGAATACTCGGAGAGTTTATCGTTTACGACTCGAAAGAGGATAGATCTCTTAGTGTAAAAGACATTATGATCCGAGAACATATTGGTGTACCTTACTTTGGGCAATCCAAAGAAGAAATTGCAGAAGCACATTTAAGAAATTACGAACTATTAGGCGACATTTAACAAAATAGTTCTTGACATTCACTCCACAAGAGTGTATAATATGGTTCTAACTTGAGGTGGAGTCTACATGAACTTTTATACTTACGCTAAGCACTACGGCAACAAAATACATGTTCGTGGTGTTAAAAATGGTAAGCGTTTTATAGCAAGACACGACTTTAGTCCTACTTTGTATGTAAAGTCGGACAAACCCTCCCCCTTTAAAAGCATGTTTGGAGAAAAGATTTCTCCTATACTATTTGATACTAACAAAGAAGCATCCGAGTTTGTAGATCGCTATAAAGAAGTTTCTAACTTTCCTATTTTTGGACAAACCCAATGGGGGTATCAATATCTAACTGAAAGGTATCCAGGTACTGTTGAATGGAATGCTGAAAACATTGCCATTTATTCTATAGATATCGAAACAAGTTCTGAGAATGGCTTTCCCCAAGTAGACAATCCTATTGAAGAAGTTCTACTGATTACCTTACAAAACAATTTTACAAAAGACATTACTACATTTGGTGTAGGTTCATTTACACCTACTGCACACACCAAACATTTAAACGTAGAATATATTCAGTGTGATACTGAACGTGCTTTGTTGTTTAAGTTTATGGACTGGTGGAAACAAAACTGTCCTGATGTTATAACAGGTTGGAACTCCTCTCTGTTTGACATTCCTTATCTTGTTGCTCGTACTGATAGACTTTTGGGAGACGATCATAAAAAGATGTACTCTCCTTTTGGTTTGGTTTCTCGTCGTGTAATTAACATGCAAGGCAGAGAACAAACCACATACGACATTCAAGGTGTTGCACAGTTAGACTATTTGGACTTGTATAAGAAGTTTACATACACTGCACAAGAGTCCTACAAACTAGATTATATTGCTGAGGTAGAACTAGGACACAAAAAACTAGACAATCCCTTTGACACTTTTAAAGAGTTTTACGACAACGACTGGAACTTGTTTGTTGAGTATAACATTATTGACACCGTCCTTGTTGATGAACTAGAGGACAAGATGAAGTTGATTGAACTTTGTCTAACTATGGCATACGATGCTAAGTGTAATTATCAAGATGTTTTTTCTTCTGTTAGGACTTGGGATTGTTTGTTGTACAATCATTTAATTGATCAAAATGTTGTAATACACCAGCGCCCGGAACGTCCAGCAAGAACTATTGCTGGTGCTTTTGTACAAGAGCCTATTGCAGGACAATACGAGTGGGTTGCATCTTTTGACGCTACCTCACTTTATCCTTCTATTATTATGCAGTACAATATGTCTCCTGAAACTCTTGTGCCAGGTAATACTTATGATGTAACTGTTGATAGTTTGTTAGATGGAAAAAACGATCTATCTGATTTGAAGAAAGATGACTATGCAATGACTGCGAATGGTTATTGTTTTACCCGAACACGAATGGGTTACTTTCCTGAAATTGTTAGTAAGTTTTTTGATGACAGACAAAAGTATAAGCGTCTAATGATTGACGCTCAGAACAAATATGAGGAAACTGGAGACAAGAAGTATCAGAAGGATATATCTAAATTTAATAACTTCCAGATGGCTCGTAAGATTCAACTAAACAGTTTATATGGTGCAATGGCTAACGAATACTTTCGTTATTATGACGATCGAATTGCAGAAGGCATTACCCTGACTGGACAATATATTATTAGGCAAACTGCTACTGCACTTGATAAGTTTATAAACAAGGTGTGTGATACTGAAAATAAAATGTACAGTTTTTATTCTGACACAGACTCATGTTACATTACTTTAAAGCCTCTTGTAGATAAGTTTTTTGCAGACAAGCCTAAAGAAAAAATTATTGACATTTTAGATAAGATTGGTAGTGAGCAGATAGAGCCTTGTATTGATAAGGCAATGCGTAATCTAGCTAACTACACAAATGCTTTTGAACATAAATTGTTCTTTAAGCGTGAGGCAATCGCCGATAATTGTATCTGGGTTGCTAAAAAACGATACGCTATGAATGTTTACGACAACGAAGGTGTTCGTTATAAGGAACCTAAACTAAAGGTTATGGGTTTAGAAATTGTTCGTTCCTCTACTCCTGGTTGTGTTCGAGACAGTCTAAAAGAAGCAGTTCGTATCTGTCTTACACAAGATGAAAATGCTTTGCACAAGTTTGTAGATGACACAAAGGCGGAGTTTAACAACAAGAGCCCTGAAGAGATTGCCTTCCCTCGTGGTTGTAATAACTTAGCAAAGTATAGAAGTGCTTCTCACATTTATGAAAAAGGAACACCTATTCATGTTCGAGGTAGTTTACTGTACAATTATTATTTGAAAGAGAACAAAGTTGGACATAAGTATGAGGACATTAAAGAGGGCGATAAAATTAAATTTTTGTATCTCAAGGAGCCCAATGTAGTTAAGGAGAACTGTATGGCATTTATTGGAACTTTGCCGAAAGAGTTTGGCGTACACAAATACATAGATTATGACACAATGTTTCAGAAAGCATTTTTAGAGCCTATGGATACTATCGTTAAATCGCTAGGTTGGAATACGGAGCCTCAAGCAACATTAGAAGATCTGTTCTCATGAGTTGGTGGGATAAATTAGTAGCACGCATTGTTGCGTGGTTTGAGCGTCCGGTGGAAGAAAATCCTCTCGATAAGGCGATAGTAGAAAAACTTCCACAAGAAGGTGAAGTAAATAAAGTTTATCAAGCACGTTGGGTTTGGTACCATACAATACTTGCAATAGAATTGTTTTTTACTAATCTTCTTTTGTTGTTTATATTGTTTGTAGTAGCATTAAAATTATGAATTTATTTCTTTTTCAAAACAAATACACTTACTTTGAAAGTCCTTGGCCGCACATTGTAATTGATAACTGTTTGCCTGATGACATTGCCAAAGAACTCTCAGATACATTTCTTGAAAAAACAGAGCTCTGGGATGAACTAAAGAATCAGAATATGAACAGCCTGTACAAGATGAATGTTTTGTTGTCAGGTATATTTAATAAGGATTTGGTAAACGTTTATTCTGATGAATGGAATTTAAACGTACATGTTGCATCAACAGAAATAGAATTAATCAGAGATTGGCACACAGATGGGCTTGACAAACGATACCAAATTATATTATACTTAGGAGATGTGAAATGCGGTCAATATGAGATGAAAAATAAAGATGGATGGACTAAAACCATTCCATATAAACATAATCGTCTTTTGGCTTGGTATAACGATACCTCCGATAACCCAACTTATCATAGATTTTGGACAGGCGATAAAGACAGGCATACAGTTAACATGCCAATATACAGGAAAAAATAAATGAGATTATTAATTGTAGGATATGGATTTGTAGGTAAGGCAACAGAGTATCTTTTTAAAGACTCTAATGTTGAACTAGATATCCATGATCCAGCACAGGGGTATAATAATAAACACCAAGTGTATGATTATATATTTTTGTGCGTACCAACTGATTTAGATAGTGGAACTAAAAAATTAAATATTGAAACTCTTAAAACAGTATATGAAGAATGGAAAGATAAAGGGCGTACTGTCGTTAGAAGTACTATTGGTCCTGATCAAGTAGAACAATTTCCAGAAGCAATTATTATGCCGGAGTTTTTAAGAGAGAAACATTGGAAGGAAGACGTAGACGATAAAGATATACCTATCATTCTTGGCGGAGAACATGTTTGGTGTGAGCCACTATACATGAAAACTTGTACGTTAGGAAAAGGTGCTACATTTTTTGTGAGTGCCAAACAGGCTTCCATGTTTAAAATGGCTCGTAATACTGCTTTAGCTATGAGAGTAGCATTAGCAAACGAGTTTAAAGAAATTTGTGACAGATTAGATGTTGGTTATGATGTGTTGCAAGGAATGCTTAGTCGCGACAAAGTAATTGGAGGTACACATTGGCAGGTACCTGGTCCAGACGGCAAAGTAGGTTTCGGAGGAAAATGTTTGCCAAAAGACTTGACACACATGAGTACTCTATGTTATAATGATTACAATATAATGGAAGATGCTGTTAAGGCTAATATGATTCGTAAAATAAGAGAAATTGGAACCATGTTAGACGCGGCCCATGCACATTTCCAGTAAGGAGAAATATTATGAGTTTGATTGATAAACTAAAAAAGAATTCTACAATTAAGGAATCGGAGATCCTGACACAGTCTAAGTTCTTTACATCTAAAGACTTGATTCAGACACCTGTTCCTGCACTTAACGTTGCGTTGAGTGGTAGACTTGATGGAGGACTTACACCTGGACTAACTGTTTTTGCAGGTCCTAGTAAGCACTTTAAAACTGCTTTTGCTATGATGTTGGCAAAGGCATATCTAGACAAATATGATGATGGTGTCATTTTGTTTTATGACTCGGAGTTTGGTGCTCCTCAGAGCTATTTTAATAGTTTTGGTATTGATACAGATAGGGTTATACACACGCCCATTACAGATATTGAACAGTTAAAACATGATTCCATGTCTCAGCTTAACGGCATTGAGAGAGGCGATCATGTTATGGTTATTGTAGACTCTGTAGGTAACTTGGCGAGTAAGAAAGAAGTAGAGGATGCTCTTGAAGGTAAGAGTGTAGCAGACATGACAAGGGCTAAAGGATTGAAGTCGTTGTTTAGAATGATTACGCCTCACTTAACTATTAAAGACATTCCTGCAGTTGTTGTTAACCATACATATAAAGAGATTGGTTTATTTCCGAAAGATGTTGTGTCTGGTGGTACAGGCATTTACTACAGCGCCGACAACATTTACATTATTGGTAGGCAACAAGAAAAGACAGGTAAGGATCTAACAGGATATAACTTTATTATTAATGTTGAAAAGTCTCGTTATGTGAGAGAGAAGTCTAAGATCCCTGTAGAAGTTTCCTTTGAGGGAGGCATTAGTAAGTGGTCTGGTTTGTTAGACATTGCACTAGAGTCCGGACATGTAATTAAGCCTTCTAATGGTTGGTATCAGAGAGTAGATATGTCTACAGGTGAAGCAGTTGATCCTAAAGTTAGAGCCAGTGACACTTACACCAAAGATTTTTGGTTGCCTATTTTGAAAGACGACTCATTTAGCAAATGGATTGAAAATAGGTATTTAATTTCTAGTGAGGCAGGTATTTTTAGAGATGAAGTTTCTGAAGAAGACATCGAAAAAGCATACGAAGAAGCCTGAAGGCGCATGTGACCGATGCCAATTAACTATTTGGCAAGGCGATAAAGCAATTTGTTTCCACACAGATACAGAAGAACTGTATTTGTGTGAAAATTGTATCAGTGAAATTTATGGAGAATATACTAAGGATTTATTATAATGATTGAAAGAATTATTTTGGCAGAACTTTGTAAGGACGAGGAGTATACAAGAAAAGTTATTCCTTTTCTTAAGGCAGAATACTTCTTTAATCCTGGTGAAAAAATCCTTTTTGAAAAAATTGAACAACACGTTGTTAAATACAATTCTACTCCCGATACAAATGCTTTGGTTATTGCTGTACAGGAAGACAGGAAAGTAAGCGAGGCAGAACTAGCTGAGATAGAAGGTGTACTTAAAAATTTAAATACAGAAGACACAAACAGAGAATGGTTACTTAATGAGACAGAAAAGTTTTGTAAAGATAAAGCTCTTTATCTTGCTGTTATGGAAAGCATTAGTATTATTGATGGCAAGGACAAAGACAAACCTACATCTGCGCTTCCTTCTATCTTATCCGATGCTCTTGCGGTTGGGTTCGACACTAACATAGGACACGACTATATTGATGATGCTGAATCTCGATTTGAGTTTTACCATCGACTAGAAGAAAAACTTCCTTTTGATCTAGAAATGTTTAATGAGATTACAGAAGGCGGACTAGTAAACAAAACACTTAATGTAGCTCTTGCAGGTACAGGTGTTGGTAAGTCTTTGTTTATGTGTCACATGGCAGGTAATTGTATCTCACAAGGTAAAAATGTCTTATACATAACATTAGAGATGTCTGAAGAAAGAATTGCTGAACGTATTGATGCTAATCTTATGAACATTCCAATACAGCAGTTGAAGGAACTTCCTAAGACAATGTTTGATGATAGGATTAAAAAACTAAACGAAAAAATTAACGGCAGACTTATCATCAAGGAATATCCGACAGCGTCTGCTAATGCTGGACACTTTAAGGCTCTGTTAAATGAACTTAGACTCAAGAGAAATTTTAGCCCGGATATTATTTTTGTGGACTATCTTAACATTTGCAGCTCTAGTAGGTATAGGGCAGGTACGTCAGCGAATAGTTACACAATTATTAAGGCAATCGCAGAAGAACTTAGAGGCCTCGCTGTAGAGTTTGATGTACCTCTTGTTACAGCTACACAAACAACAAGAGGTGGTTACAACAGCAGCGATGTAGAACTTACAGATACTTCGGAGTCGTTTGGTTTGCCTGCTACAGCAGACTTGATGTTTGCTCTTATAAGTACTGAGGACATAGAAAAACTTGGACAGGTAATGGTAAAACAATTAAAGAACCGTTACAGTGATCCTACAAGAAACAAACGCTTTATGGTTGGAGTAGATAGAGCTAGAATGAAGCTCTATGATATAGAAGATCCACAGGCGGGATTACAGGATACAGGTGATGAAGAGGATCAAGGACCTGTATTTGATAAAGGCAGATTTGGAGCTGGAAAGTACGATGAAATTAACTTTTAATGAAGTAGATTTTGATATCTACGATGATGAATTTTCACTTAGGCATGGTGCCTTTGTAGAAAAAGATATTAAACCAGAAAATGAAATCTTTTGGTTTGATTTAGATCCAATCGCTCTAAAAGAAGAAATTGATTCGCTTCGTTTAGAATTAGACATACAGACTAACATGACATTAGATGAAGGACTTATGAATCATCTACATGCAAACTTTGTTCAGTGGCATGATCAAGCGGAAGGTGAACGTAAGAAAAAATTGTCTAAAATGAATGATACAATTCATAAACTAGAACTTGCAAGAACAGGACAACCTGCCAGATGGGGGTACATTAATGGACAAACAACATATCGTCTCCCAGAACATGCTTATGAAAGATTTACAATTAAAAGAAAGTTTGGACATCTTTATATGGGTTATACTCATGTAGGAAAGCATTTTGCAGAAATTGTAGGGAGTCAGGATGTACATATCCCAGCGAATCAAATTGTGCCACAGTATTGGGCTAGATCAGATTTCTTTATTTGGTTAGGTGATGATGTGACAGATGAGCAAGAAAAAGCCTGGTGGGAAAAAGCTCGGGTAACATATAAAAAGATGAAAGATAAAATGCCTTATGCCTTACACAATCCTAAATTAGCTGTTGGTCATATTCCTTTTGGAAAAATGACAAGAACAGACTGGACTAGGGAAGATTTTATCAAACACATGAGAGCTTATAGTTATAAATAATTAGACTTCAATAGGAGGGCTAATTATGTCAGAAGAAGAAAAGAAATCTTCGTCTAATTTCCATCCTGCTGATAGCAATGGCGATGGCAAAGTCGACGCCGAAGAACATAAAATGTATATGGAGTTCAAGAGGAAGGAGCTTGAGGACCAAGATGCAATGCGAGACTCTCAGAGAAGCATGGCATGGTTCGCACTATTTGGCATGTTACTTTATCCTTTTGCTGTGGTAATTGCATCATTAGCAGGATTAGAACAGGCGCAAGAAACATTAGGCGACATGGCACCAACTTACTTTGTCGCAGTTGCTGGTATTGTAGCAGCATTTTTTGGTGCACAGGCATTTACTAAAAAGTAAATAGGTAATTATGGATATAATTAAAGATATAAGAAGAAGGCACGATGCCGGACGCTTACATGATGAGTACTCAACAGAGATGCCAGTGCCTCATGTATATTTGAATGATTTTTTATCAAAAGACTTAGCGGCTGCTATGTACAAGGAAGCATGTACAGCCGATGATTCTTTGTGGACTACTTTTGATAGAAAAGGTAGCCATATGAAAGAGTGTAAAGTCCTAGAGCATCTACCAGTTGCTTCTCAATTTGTAAATGAGATGCACAGCAGTTTAGGGCTTGAATGGATCTCCACGTTAACAGGCATGGATGGTATTATGGGAGATCCATATCTTGTAGGGGCAGGCTACTCTAAAAGTTATAACGGAGATTTCCTACAAGTACATTCAGATTTTAACTGGCAAGATAAACTAAAACTTCACAGAGCCGCTTCACTAATTGTTTACCTTACACCCGATTGGGAACCAGAGTGGAATGGAGCTTTAGAGTTTTGGGACAACATGAAGGAAAAACCAGTCAAGGAATTTCCTTGTATACATAATAGTGTAATTATATGGGATTACAGTCCGAGAGGATTTCACGGATACCCCAAGCCAATTAATTGTCCTGCTGATGTGCATAGGACGACGTTTAGGCTATTCTATTATTACAGCGACGCGCAGTATAAACAAAACGATCGTCCGCATAGAAGCTTGTATTGGTACGATAAAGAAGCTCAAGAGCCATATGATATAGCGAGTAGGAGATAAAATGGGCGCACTTGGTTATGTAAATAATGTTTATAGTGATACAAAACTACCTTACGATAGTTACATTAAAGGATATATTCGTCCTATAAATGAAGGTATCTATAACGACAAAGCAATTTATCTTTATGATAGATTAGACCTTGCAGTAAGACAATACAAATTAGAAGATCTTCTTTCACCTAAAGTTGTCTCACATCTAAAAGGAAATAATGATACAAAACTATTAATCTTTTACCCAGACGATTATTTTAATCTTCATGATACAAAAACTTTTAATCGAGTTCTTCAAGAGAAAAGAATTCCTCTAAACAAAGTTCATATGATTATGAAAGACGATTTGTTTAGAAGGTTTGCAAGATCAAAAATGGGAGATGAAATTACATATCATGTGTACTCCCCGCTTCAAACAAGAGTAAGAAATATTGATTTTAAACACACTACAAGTAAAAAGTTTAGTGTGTTTAGCAGAAACTATAATGAACATAGACTTGCATTACTTTTAGAACTTGTTATGCGAGAATTGACTGACAAGTTTAATCTTACCTTTCATAATTTCAATCCTTATGTTATGATTGAACACAATCATGAATTAAAACCTGAAGATAGAGTAAAGGTATTTACACAAGAAGAAATCATACAAGATGCTAAAGATTTTGGTTTGTATAATGATAAAACGAAAGAATGGATTGATAAAATTCCCCATACTATCGAGGATACTAGACGAGAATCTTTAGACAAGTGGACTAATGTTATTATGGACTCTCTTATAGATGCAGACTTTCATATTATTGTAGAGTCACATTACGATCCTTTTAATAATTTTATGGGCTATAAAGGCAACGTTTCCGTAGAGGAATTTTCGCCAGCGTTCTTAACAGAAAAAACATATAAGTGTATTGCAGCCGGACGCCCATTTTTAGCATACACCACACCATACTTTATCAAAGAGATTCGAACACTTGGGTATAAAACATTTCATCCTTATATAAATGAAGATTACGACAGCATTGAGGATAATGATGAAAGAAGAAGAGCTATTGCTAAAGAAATTAAAAGGCTCGATAATCTTTCCGCTGACGAGTACAAAAAGGTTCGAGATAAATGTTTTGAAATTGCACAACACAATAGAAAAGTTTTGTATTCTGAAAACGTGGGTTTGTTAAATGAATACAAACAAGGTCCTTTTGGAGAGATGCTATTAGACTTTAACAAGTATTGGAAATCTGGAAAAGAAGAAGATTATATTACCGATACTATGTTGAGCCATGTTCAGCAATGATTGTAATTACATTGCCCAGGAGTGGTGGTACTAAGTTCTGTATGGACTTAGCAAAGGAGCACAATTTAGAGTATTTTGGGGAGCTGTGCTTTGATCATACTACAGATTATGATCACAAATTTGTAAGTTTGGCTGAACATAAGAACAAACATCACGAAATACCAAATTGCCAACCTGTTAGAACACCTCATGCCTTTATGAAAGCTCTTTCTAATCATGAGCAGTATGTTATTCAATCAAACATTCATTCACCAATAACAATACTTCCTTTTGCAGATTATTTTCTGTTAAGAAGAGACTTTCCCAATATGGTTAAGTCCTGGTTCAACTTTATTGTTGATACGGTAGAGCAGAGAGATGACGC